CACAATATACTGTTCGCTTTCTTAGCTCAGTTGGTTAGAGCGTGCAGCTGTTAAAGTCTTATATAGACTAAGAATACTGCAAGGTCACTGGTTCGATCCCAGTAGGAAGCGAACAGTATATTATTAACAAAAATAATCAATAAAAATAATAATTAATATAATGTTTGCAACCGTTTCCGAGTCTGGTCTAAGGAGCCAGACTTAAGTCCTGGTGTACTATGTACGCGTGGGTTCAAATCCCACCGGTTGCAAAGATTATATTTTAACAAAATAACTTAAAAATAAAGAAATTAAATAATTAGTGAGTTGATGAATATATGTAAGCATAATAGAGTAAAAATAATGTGTCGGGATTGTGGAGGCTCCCAATTTTGTGATCATAATCGGAGAAAATGTTTATGTCGGGAATGTGGTGGGGTTAGTATATGTGAGCATAACAAAGAAAGAACAAAATGTAGAGATTGTAAAGGTGGATCTTTGTGTGAACACGACAAAATAAAATCAAATTGTAGAGAATGTGGTGGATTAAGTTTTTGTAAACATGGTAGAAGAAAAACTCATTGTAAACTTTGCGGTGGAAGTCAATTATGTAAAACTCCTTTATGCGAAACTCGTGGAACGAAAAAATACAATGGTTATTGTATGCCTTGTTGTATACATATGTGTCCGGAAATAACTGTATCGAGAAATTATAAAACCAAAGAAAGGGAAGTTTCCGATAAAATTAAAGAATCTTTTCCAGATTTTAAGTGGGTTTTGGATAAAAGAGTTGAGGGCGGATGTTCAAAACGTAGACCCGACTTATTGTTGGATTTGGAAACTCATATAATTATAATTGAAGTTGATGAAAATAAGCATACTACTTATGATTGTAGTTGCGAGAACAAAAGGTTGATGGAAATATCTAGGGATCTCGATCACCGACCGATTGTATTTATACGATTTAATCCAGATGGATACGTAGATTCCACAGGTAAAAAGATTAGTTCATGCTGGAAAGTTAATGGTAATGGAGTAATGACAATTATGAAAACTAGGCAAAAAGAGTGGGATAATAGAATAAGTACTCTCAAGGATCAGGTGAAATATTGGGTTGAGAATAGTACAGAAAAGACAGTGGAAATAATTGAATTATTTTATTAATTAACTTAAAAATAAATGAGAATAATTGATTAAAAATGAATACTTCAAATTTAAATAAAACAATTAAAAACTTGGATTTGGTCTTGGGAATAAAACCATTAACATATGAAGAACCACCAAGGATTCCCAAACAGCCTTCCAAGGCAAATCAACAACAAAATAATTATTCATTTCCAATTGCCGATCAAGATTATTTCAAATTTGCTGAACTTGTGAATGGTAGGTGTGCTACATTGGGTCTTGTTATGGGAAAAGTAAATTATACCATTACAGAAAGTAATATGTATACACAACTTACAATGGATCCAGTACAAAATATTATGCTATTACTCGCAATTACGATGGTGATGAGTTCGGTTACACTGGTTACATTTGAAAAGAGAAATGAAGAAAATGTACTGGAAGAATTTGAGCAGGTTATTTTGTATCTTGGTATGACATGTTGGCTCATAAATTTAACTATTATGCTATCAATACATTAATTAAATTTAAAAAATAAAATGAAATATTAATAATGGTAATGAAGAATAATTTATTAATGAACAGAAAACTAAAAACTTGGGATTTCTCAAGTAAATTTTTGATAAGAAAGGGTTTTATAGATACTTTTTATAGGCAGAATAAAATAAAGTATACAAAAGAGATAAAAAGTTTGGGAATATGGACACGAGAAAGTTTATCTGAGTTGGGTCCAACATTTATAAAATTGGGACAGACCCTATCTACCAGGAGTGACTTGTTTCCCATAGAATTTATAAAAGAATTAGAATATTTACAAGATGATGTAGTTGAAATAGATCCGATCGATGTTAAGAGTATTTTAATATCTGAATTGGATGATTCGGTTGAAAACTTTTTCGAGTCATTTGATTACAAACCGTGGAAATGTGCTTCGTTGGGACAAGTACACGTTGGTGTTTTAAAATCAGGAAAAAAAGTAGCAGTTAAAATACAAAGACCGAGATTAAAAGAAATAATAGAAGACGATATAACAACTATAATAGAAATATTGGATTTTTTTGAAAGAGTAGGCTTATCAACAGGTCCATCCTCAAAATTAGTGTTTTTTGAGGCGCGTGAAAAATTGTTAAATGAATTGGACTATTCCCTTGAGGCTAGGAATGCGGTACTTTTTAGAAAAATATTTGAAAATTCAGAATTAGTGATAGTACCTAGGGTATACTTAACAAAAAGTACTGGGAAGTTATTAATAATGGAATGGGTGAATGGAATAAAAATAACAAATATTAATCAATTGAGAAGGAATGGTATAGAATTAACCAAATTAAGTAACAATCTTATAAAGATATTTATTATACAGATTATGGAATATGGAATTTTCCATGCGGATCCACATCCAGGAAACATTTCAGTAAACAAGACAGGAAAGTTAATATTATATGATTACGGACTTATTATAAGATTACCTGAAAAATTAAAGAATGCTTCAGGAGATATTATAAATTTACTGATTCAAGGAGATACAAGTTCTCTTGTTGATTTATTTGTTGAAATTGGAATAATAAAGCTTACAGGTAATAAAAATGATATTATTATATTTTTTGATCAATTTATGAATTATATACAAAAGGTTGATTCATTTACAGATCCATATATAAAGGAATTCATATTAAACAAGTTATCACAGGAAAAACCATTTATTATTTCAGATTCCTTTATATTTCTTGGAAAGTCGTTAACATTATTAGAAGGAATATGTTCACAATTAGATTCAGAGTTTAATTTTGTAGAATATGTAAAACCTTACGTTGAATCAGAAGTGAATATAGATTTACAAAAAATGGCCTTAAATACATTTGAAATACCGTCAAAAATAAATAATATAAACAATGCTATTGAACAACAGAAATCTGAAATAAATATCAAATTAAACAAGTATGAAGAGATTACAAAGAACAATTCTTATTTATTTTTATATTTATCGATTATTAATGCTTTAATTGATTCTGACAATATAATCAATTATAATTTTGTATTTTTTGTTTTTTCATTTTTTTTTATTTTTCTTCGAAATAACGCTCGTTAATTTCATTATCCAGGTCATCTTCTAATTCACCTTCGACTATAATTGGTGTTTTTTTTTCTTTAAAGTAATCCATATGGTCATCAAATAGTACTTTAATTCTGGCCATTTCCTTTTTACTGATTTCGTCCATAGTTTTAAAAATACTATTTAATTCACCCTTGCGAGTTTCCAAGATTTTAGTTCTAAATGCTTCATTGGGTTTACTTGAATTACAAATATTACACTGATTTGTTTTTTTAGTTGATGAGCAATTAATAACAAGCGGGACTTTAGCAACAACTTTCATTATTAATTAATGAATATTATTTATTTAAAGAATTTATTAATTAATTAATTAATTAAATGGAACAAGTTATAGTTGATTTATTGGGTGAAATAATAGCTATTTCAAATGATATATTTACTTCCATAGGTCCAGGATATAATGAGGTTATTTATCATAAAGCTTTTGAAATAGCCCTAAGGATGAAAAACATTAGTTATCAATCTGAAGTGGTAACGCCGATATTTTACAAGGGTTTTAATATAGGTCACGGAAGGGCTGATTTAATAATTGGAAATAATATAAATGGTGTAGTGAACCCATTGATAATTATTGAATTAAAGGCAGTTTCAAATTTTAATAATGATACAGCAAATATTCAGATTAAAAATTATATGAAACATTATTCCATAAAATATGGAGTAATTGTTAATTTTGGACAACCTAATAAGAATTCAAATGGAGATTTAAATATTAGATACATAAACAATGAATTTAAAATTTTTAATTTAGTAAATAGTTCATTTATTGAAATGAATAACAGTACTCTGGAAATTATGAGTTAATCTTATTAACTTAATGGACTTGTATCAATTTGTAATTCTTGTGGTGAAAATTGGCGACTAAGTCTACGTACAGGAACAATTGGTGTTTGATTATTATTATTATTGGTATTATTGGTATTATTATTGGTATTATTGGTTTCTTCGGGGTTTTTAGAAATATCTATAACACCTTCTATATTTAATTTTTGAAGTATTCTGTTAAGATCTTCAGTACTTTTTTTACTTTCTTTGTAAGAATGGGAAGAGAATTGTAAAAATACAAGTGAAATTACAGAAGTAGTTCCAGCTACAAATGAAAGAATTCGGTCATCATAAATACCCGATGAGAAAGAAAGAATACTTGTAAATCCTACGAATATTTTTGATAAAATTTCAAATGCTAGTCCAAATCTTCTAAAATATTTTCTAAGATTTAGACTATCCTTTACATCTTTTACATAAGAAGGTTCTACATGAGTTCTTAAAATATGGAGAATAATATCTTCGGAAACTCCATAATGTTTAATTCCTTCAATTTCGGCTATTACTGGAGCAGTTTTAATATCAATTCCGAGAGGGGAATCATTTATTGGTTTTGGTTTTGATAAACAACTCATTTTATCAATCAAATAATTAATTCTTTAATTAATTTGAATTAAAGAATTGATACTTTTAATTATTAATTATGTTAATTATTAATTATGGAAAAAGAATCAATGTTGGAAGACTCGGTAAGTATTACCGGAATAGGACCATTACTCGTTCTTCTGGTAACTTTCCAATTTATAATTATAGTAATAAATGTAACACAGATTTTAATGATACTAAATGTTCGGAAGAGAAATTACAATATAAAAGATATTTAAGTGACCCGATGATCCCGATAGTAATTTGTACGGGTCCTACTGGTAGTGGAAAAACATATATGGCTTGTAAAGAAGGTATTAATCAATTGAATAACGGGTCTTATGAAAAACTATTAATCACTCGTCCTGCTGTAAGTATAGATAACGAACAACACGGGTATTTACCAGGAACACTTAACAAAAAAATGGATCCATGGATTAGACCAATTTATGATAACATAGAAGACATTATCGGAATAAAACAATTAGATTACTTAATTAAGCACAAAGTTATTGAAATATGTCCATTTGCTTATATCAGAGGTAGAACATTTAAAAATACATATATCATCGCAGACGAGATGCAGAATTCTTCAAGAATGCAATTCAAAACCCTTCTTACGAGGATTGGAGAATCTTCGAAAATAGTTGTAAATGGGGATTTACTTCAATCAGACAATAGTTCCAATGACGGGCTTAATGATTTTATTACTCGTTTAATAGAATATTCAAAAAACAATGAAAGAAAATATACTAAGATAGTGAACTTACTTAATGATGACATCCAGAGACATCCTTCGATTTTAGAAGTATTGGATATTTATTCTGAAAGAATTTCTTATTTAAATTGAATTTCCAAAAAGAATTTCTTGTTTAAATTGAAATTCCAAAAAGAATTTCTTGTTTAAATTGAAATTCCAAAAAGAATTTCTTGTTTAAATTGAAATTCCAAAAAGAATTTCTTGTTTAAATTGAAATTCCAAAAAGAATTTCTTGTTTAATACAAAAATTTGATTAAAATAAGAATATAACACATATTAATTATTGGCATTTCATATGTATATTTAAATTCTGGATGAATATCTCCATTAGCCCATTCAGAACCACGTATATAATACTTAATAAAAGAAGGTATATCAGAAATCCATTTTCTATGTATACTTGTATTTGTCATTTTATTGACTATACGGGTATACCAACAACGATCTCTATTTATTAAAAATCCAATTTGAATTACCATAAGAATTATTATACTTAATATTGTGTACTTTAGGTTTTTAACAAGTAAAAAAGAAAGAAATGGAGTATAAAATACAATTGAAATAAATATATAATGTAATAGTTGTAAAAATCCTATCTTTGTTTCATCTTTTGTTATATTTTCATCACTTAAATAGTCTATAGCAAAATGAAA